GCACATTGCCAACCAGCGTCTTGAGATAGCGCCCCATGCCTGTGGAGGCTGCCAGCCCTGCAGTAAAGGCCCGCTCACGGAAGGTGGCAATGGACTCACCTGCCGTTGATGGCACCCCGGCCACCGGATTAGTCACTGTTAAGGTGATACCGCTGGGCACCGAGGTCAGCAGCTGCGTCACCGTGCCTGGCGGGATTGCCCAGGCTCCACTGGTGGTGGCGACTGCATACATCGGTAAGGTTTGTCCATCCGCACCGCATATACCCCCATCCTGGCAGATATACTGATAGACGCTGTCTCCCACAGTGAAGCCTTGCGCAATGGAGTATCCAGGAGGGCCATTGAATACCACATAAACTGACGTGTTTGTAATTGGCTGCGGGTCAACGCCATAAAGGGTCCCCAGTTGATTGAGCAGAAAGGCATTGGCACCGAATGGTGTGATGGAGTTGACCAGATCAACCAGGAATGAATCTGACACCACCAGTGCATAGACATCAGTGGAGGCAATGTCCTCAACAAGTGTGCTGGGCAGATTGGAAGTATAATCAGGCACAATGGCTGCTACCATAGCCACCAAGCGCGCCCGCAAGTCGGCTGGCGAAGCTGGCTGTAAGCCTTGCTGAGTCATCACTAAGGGCAGAATGGCCATTAGGTGGGTTGCTCCGGTGGATAATCCGGCTTCAACTGGAAGCCAATGCGTGCCCCATAGTTGGTGAGCACACTAATTTGATAGTTGGGCGAAGGATTGCCTGAGTCATCAATGGCGTCCGGCAATCTCATCAGCAACACCGAGGCAAAGCGCGGCGCGAACTGTTGTTGGATGCGGTTCATGTAATAGTCAGGCGCCACCTGCGTCACCACACTCTCATGCGCCGGGATGCCCCAATCACCCCAGAACGGACTTTCCCCAAGGTTCAGCTTGCACACTTGTGCCAACCAGGTCAGACAGACACTGTCGTTGAAGCCATTGATGTCTGTGGTCACCATCTGCCAAGTTTTCTTGCCAGTGAGCACATCGCGAGTGCGGCCCCAAACTCTCATCCTATGCGCGCCTTCACATTGACAGAAGGTCCAGCGAGTGTCACCACTGGTGAATAGCTACCAGTCTTGCCATCACCACCGAGGAATATCCAGTGCTTGCCATCAACTGGCACAATCACTGATATGCGATTGTTCTGAGTGTCCACGATGATCTGATGGGTCTTGTCCTTAGAAGTGATCATCACTCCATTGGGCCCACCAGTGACTGTATATTGGTCGTAGTCACGGCTTTCGGTGTCGGTGTGCGAAATTGGCTGGAAGGAAAGTGGTGTCAGGTTGCCGCGTGGATAGTAGTCAGTGGCACCGCCCGCATTGCCCGAGACCCCACTCATTGAGTAGTTGGAGGGCACCGCGTAACCCTTGTCACCAACCTGGGTCGGGTCACGTGCATAAGGCGACATTGACTGCGGTATCTTCACTGTGGGTGGTGTGAATGTGTTGTCGTGGGTTTCAAAGGCCACCGTCACAAAGTCCTTGTCCACAGCGGTCACATGACAAGGAATTGGCTTAGAAATACGCTGCAACTGGTCATTGATCTTCTTGTCCACCCAGACATCAATGTTGCGCTGGAAGGGATTTTTATGGCTGTCATAGCGGCCCATCAGTAATGCCTCACACTGCGTTGGCGCAGGCTCATTGTCTGAATGGGCACATTGCCCGCGCCCGCGCCCGCACCCAACCAGCTGAGGGGTTGTTGACCTTGCGGGTTTTGTGCCTGGTTGGCTTGGTCGGCCGTTTGCGCCGCCTGCTGCTGGTCTGTGTTGGAGGATTGCACCTGCGCATTGTAGATGGTGCACCAGGCATTGCCATCAGGATTTCTGAAGTCACCGATGTGTAACACCTTGTTGACATTGAAGGTGCCCTGGAAGGACAAGTTGGTCTTCTGGTCAACTGCCTGGGCATTGGGAATGATTGATTCAGCTGTGGTGGTCATCATTGTGGGTGGCAGAGTGATGTTCTGGCCAGTGTGGATGTCGCTGCGCTTCACTGTCTTGATCTGCACTGTCACTGAATCAATCCAGGTTGGCTGACCAATCAGATCCTGAGCCGCGATGGTGGTGCCCCCGCTACCACTCTGCTGCTGGGTGCCATCCCAGACATCAATGGAGGTGCCATGAGTGGTGATGTGCACCCCGCTGTAGCCATTAGTGCCCAGTATGGAGTGCGACAGCTGCTTGATGTAGGCAGCGAATTGAGGCAGGCTTTGATACATGCCTGCATCCTGATAGGGCAGCTTGAGATTGGGCGAGATGTTGATGTTGAGCTGCGCCTGCGGAAACATGGTCGACAATGTGTTCTTGATTGATGTCGACAGCGGCATGTTGGGCTGCAGATTGTGGATCACATTGAGGGGCTGAGGGATGTTGCCACCACCACCAAAGGCTTCTGCAAGTCCACCACCAATGGTGGCTTCGGCCGTAGAAAAGTCCCAACCAAGCGCCGAGGAAATGCCACTGTCAAAAGGCATTACGTCAATCGAGCGCGCCCCTATGGAGCGGAAGCGCGGCAAACCGCTCTCAGCAAAGCTCAGTGCTGAGGGTAGCGCTCCCGCATCATCACGTGTGGTGCGCGCATCCAAGGTCTGCGCTGGCGTCAAGCTGCCTGCCTCATCCTTGCCACCTTGAAAGCCTCCACCTGTGATCACCATGCCCAACGACATCTCAGTGCCGATCCAGTTGCCCCAGCATTGTGATATCTGACCTTGGATCAGCAACCCGGCTTGCGGTGCCTGCGCGGTGGCCAGTGGCAGCCCTGGCTTCATGCCGCCATAAATAGCAATAGCAACACCACTGAGATTGGCCGATTGCTTGATCTGCTCAAACGGAATGCCGTGGATAGTGAGAGTGCAATTGGCCCCTGGCTGCCAATAGTCAACCTCCTCCAGTGACCACTCAATCTCCAACGCCCCTGGGTCATTTTGACCATTCACCCAGCTGTCCCAGATGGCACCCGAGACTGAGGCTCCTGGCATAGGGGTGAAGGGTGGTGGTGCACCTTTTAGCACAATGGCATACCACCTCATGGATCAACCTCAAAGCAGCCATTGCGGAAGCATAGTGTGCTAGTGGTGAACAATCCTGCCACCATATTCAGTATGCGATGGACTGAGCCCATCACCACCACTTGCCCAGGGTCTGCTGCTGATGGGAAGCTGAAGTTGGAATTATCAATGGTGAGGCAGCGTTGCTTACCATTGTAGGTTCCTGGCTGGAAATTGCTGAGTGTATAATCAACCATCTGCCCCGGCTTGCGCGGCAACCCAGGGACACTCTTGGTCATTGTCACTACACCCCGCAACGCATCATAGCTGATAGCATTGATGGCTTCCCCAACAGGTGAACCGAACAGTGGCACAGTGGTGACCCAGGTGCCATCCACAGCATAAACATTGACGTAGTAACGCTGTGCCGAGACATTCCAGGTCATCACCAGTTGGTAGGGTTGCCCATCAAGAGTGACAGCAATCTTAGGTGTCGCAAAGTTAGAAGGTATGAAAGGGATGATGGTCGCCATCAAACTGACCCAACACCAAAGCCAGGATTACTTCCAGTGGTCGGCGTAACAGCAATTGCTGCCCCTGATGATTGTTGCGCACCAGCGAGGGTTGGCGCTGAGGGCATCTGGTTGGTCTGAGCTCCACTCCCTGGCATCACTCCCGAAAGGTTGCCTGAGGTCGGCAGTCCATTGGTGATCTTGCTCATCAACAGGTTCTGGTTGGCTTGCACATCAGCCAACGACACCAGTGGTTTCTCAAAGTCAAAACGCCAGGCATTCTGCGGCATATTGGTGGATGTAGCGCGCGAAGTGTCAGTGAGCCCCAGCATCACCAGGTTGTCGTACTGGAAGGCCGGAGTAGCTACAGTGTAGGTGCCGCCCGCATTGTTGTGCTGGTCAAGAGTGGCCTTGAGTGACGTAAACACTGCCAGCTTTAAGGCCCAGGCATTGGGCCCGCGCATTGGCGCATCCATGATCACCGCAATGTTGAGCGGCTCCCGGATGACCGCATTGGCAGCCACCACCTGATTGGCCATTGGATACTTGCCAATTGACTGAGCGATCAGGTTGCCGCCCGCCAGCACATTGAAGGAGCCAAAGGCATCGTCAAGATCATCAATGTCGAAAGGCAACTGCAGCGCCGAGCCTCCATTGGTAAGTGAAAGCATTGGCAACATCCCCCCAGGGATAGCGCTGGTGATACCGCCGCCCGTCAGGATGATTGGGCATACCTGGAAGGAAAGCTGGATCTGGGTATTTGAAGCGGGCATCTAAGCCACTCCCACCCCGCCCGCCAAACTGGCGCCTGTGGCATAGACGTTGGCCCCTGGTACATTGCGCAGCGTGAGCGAGGCCTGCCGCGTAGAGCCTTGCCATTGGCTGGTGCCTGCTGAAGCTTGTTTACCGTTGGCTGCTGGCGAGCTCGCTGTGTCATCCTTGGTGCGCTGTTCAGTCACACTTGGGGGTGCGGCCTTCTGCACTGCCGCCTTGGCATCTGGTTGCACATAAGGCCCGATATGGGGTGTGTCGTAAGGTCCATATGGCCCTTGCTTGATGATGCCTTTGCCATAGACATTGCCCCCAATGTCAGGCGCATCGGGATGATGCTGACGCCATGGCCCGTGGTACCAGTCAGCACGGTACTCCATTGCGCCCTTGGTGATGTCAGAGACGCCACCCGAGGCAATGGCACGAATGCGCTTGCGGATCATCTCAGCTTCAGCAGTGGTTGCCTTGCGGTGGCCGGCATATTGTCCGCGCGCCATTGCCACTTCTTGAAGATTGCCGCTGGGACCATAGCCTCTTGAACCAACGCGGTTCATCATGTTGTCAATCACCGCGTCTACCGAGGCCGGATCCTTGGTACGTGCCTCACCCGCAACAGTGTTGACCACATCATCAGAAAGGTCAGCATCGCTCAACTTGTAGACAGGACGATAGGTGCCTGCTTGTGTTGGTTCTACAGGCTGAGTGCCAACACCTGTATAGCCTCCACCAGCGCCGCCGCCGCGCGCCCGAATGCCAGCTGGAGCACCGCGTGTGTAGCTGGGGTTGCGGAAGCTGCCAGCACGCGTGTCCTGCCAGGTTCCCCCGCCGCCTTGGCCACCACCAGCAATCCAATTCTGACGCGAAGCATCAGACTGTGAACCTGTTTGAGAGCCTATTTGCCACTGACCCGCGAAACGACTGAGGATCCAACCCATCATATCGACAATAGGCTTCAACTTCTGGCCAAATTGGATCAAGGTATCAAAGAAGCCTTTCAGTTTTTCATAATCGTCCTTCAAGTCAGCCAGAAAATTCTTGAAGTCATCCTTGAACTCAGGGCTCTTCAGGTAGGTGTCAAGGCTTCCCAGCGCGGTGTGTAAGCTAGCCAACATCTCGCTGACCAACGGGCTGTTGGCAAAGTCCTTGATGATTTTCACCAGGTCGTCGGAAAGCTGACCTAAGACAGGCCCCAGATCAGCCAACTTCTCACCAATGATGTTCTTGATGGTAGTGCCTGCGGCCGAGAATTGCACTGCCAAGTCAGACAGGCCCTTCTGCGCCTTCTCGGTGATGTCAAAATCCTTGGCGTGCTGCTCAACCTTCTTACGGATATCTTCCACTTCACCCTTGCGCGCCGCCTTAACATCAGAGAGAATGTCCTCCTCACCCATCAGGTTGGTGATGCCCATTGCGCGTGCCTGACTGATCTCCTGCCCTGGCTTCAGTCGCTGCGGCAAACGCTCCATAACCTCCAGCGCTATCTCAGTTGGGTCCTTAGTCATCACCTCTTCACGGCTGATGCCCAACCCGCCCAGCGCCCGCAACCGGGTTGGATCACCTTGCGCCGCCAATGCGATGTTCTGCAACAGTCCAGTGGGATTGGAGATGGCGCTGACAGCATAGTTCTGGAAGGCACCCGTCATGCCAAAGTTGCCACCAATGCCCATCACCTGGCGGCGTCGCTCCATGATGTTGCGCGACAACCTGTCGAGACCGAACAAGCCGCCACCAAGACCGATCAGTGCCGTCAACGCACCCATGATGGTAGAGATCTTGATCATGTGGGTCGCAGCTTCGGCCAAGTTCTTGGCGATGTTCTTGCTGTCAGTTGCCAAGCCCTTGAAGGCAGCAGACACACCACGTGACTGCTTGCCCATCTTATCGATGGCACTAGAGGTCTGTGTCCAGTAATTACTAGTCTGCTTCAACTGTTCACTGTACTGCTGCACCAGTTTCTGGAAACGCTGAAACTCGTCAGTGTTGACTTCAACGTCCAGGATGGCTTTGTCGGCCATGTTAGAATGATACTCCTGCCATGCTACTTGTGTCCCAGGTTACATCCTGATCGCTCTTGTTGATCACCTTCAGCTTCTTGGGATTGATGGCTCCTTGACCCAACTCCTCATCTGGCAGCGCCCCTGCCTCATCGCGCTCCTTGCGCGGCTTGCTCAGTGCTAAACTTTCACCAAGTGGCCGATCACCAAAGGCCTGCGCCGCCTTTTCACGGGCAGCTGGATCGACGCCCCACCATTTGGCAGCGTCGTCCAACTCCTTACCGCGCGGCAGTGGCTTGTCCCCAAAATCCTTGGCCGCCTTGTCACGACTAGCTTTATCAACACCCCACCACTTTGCGGCATCATCAAGCTCCTTGCCTGGGAATGTCTTGTCGCCAAAGTCGCGCGCTATCTTCTCGCGACCTTTCTTATCCACACCCCACCATTTGGCTGCATCGTCCAGTTCCTTGCCGGTGGGCAATGGCTTGTCGCCCATCTCACGGCGGATCTTCTCACGGCTTGCTGGGTCTGTCAATTCCTTCTCAATAGTGGAAACAGGTGCTTGCAAAAATGCTGCTATCTTGTCCAGACGCTCCCAGAACCACTTAAAGATCTGGTAGAGTGCATCAACATCCTTCAGCCAACTCTTGACTGTGGTGGTGTATTCAGCCAAGGTCGCAGCTGTCTTGTTGATCCACTTTCTGACATCACCATTCTCCAACTCACCAACAAACCACTCCAGCCACTTCTTGAACTTCTTGATCAGATCATCAATGAAAGGACTGTGGGTGGCAAAATCCTTGACCAATTTTAGAATTGTCTGGCTGAGTTGGTTCACATCATCAGTGATGCCTGTCTCTCCAAGCCTGTTGGCGATCACTGCCTCAGCGGTGCCCCAGAAACTGTGAATGGCGAGCGCGAACTCAATCAGCCCCTTCTGCGCCTTCTCGGTGACACGCATATCAGCCTTGTGGGCCTCATAAGCCTTAGCATGCTCCTCAAGTTCCTGCTGCGAGACCCGGCGCAACCTGATCAACTCTTCTGGGGAGAACAGTGCGGTAAGCCCGTAGGTCTCAGCTAGCTTCATCCAATTGCCAGCTGGCAGGGTCTTCAGGAAGGCTGCTGTAGCTGCCACCACTGCCACTGCTGTGGTCGCGGCATCAGGCCCCTTCTTGATGCCCAATGCGCGCAACGCAATAGCCTGTTTACTGCCCCAATCGGCCATACCAGTGGCGATGTTCCTCACTAGGTCTTGGGGATCATTCAGCAACCCTTGATATTCAGTGCCGAAGGCCCGCAAGCCGCCCAAGGTGGCTCCAGTGGCCATCACTGTGCGGTGATCGTCCATCATCTTGTCGCCCAACTCGACCATCTTGTCGAATATCCAACGACCCAGCGCCACCATGGCACTGCCTGCCAACAGCGCGGTAGACAATCCCAAGGTGATTGGTGCTGCCAGCCCGCTGGCGAACATACGTGCCAATGGGCCCAACTCTGATGTCATGCGCACTGCCAACGCACTCATTCTTCTGGCCAGTACCATGGTCAAATTGTGCATGCGCTTGAAGGGTATTGCTGCCATCACCGTTTGGGATTGGGCCTTCTCAGCGCGCCGCCACTCCAGCATAAACTCACGCGCTGTCTTGGTGGCCTTGTCGAGCTCAGTCATGTCCTGCATCAGCCGCCGCATTTGGGCGCTGAGGTCTGGAACCTCGATGCGTTGGGTTGCTACGACTTCCATAGTGCGATCATGTAGCGTTGTTGCCATTGCAGCCGCGTCGAATGCGGCCAGGAGATCTCAAACTGATCAAAGAACTCAGCGAAGCCTTCTTCCATCAGCCAAGTCAGGCAGCTTTGAATGATGGTTTCTCCTCCGAATTCGGCTTCTCGCCAGTAGTCTCTACCGGCATCGATATCGGTAAGGAGCGCTGATATTCCGTAACATTGGACGATGTAGTTTGCGCGCCCCAGAGTGTGCGCATCCCGTCCATCACCGTTATGAACTGCTCCCTGGGATGCATCCACGAGGCGCAGGTAAAATATACCAATGAGTTTTCCACCTCCGCCACCTGGTCTTCGTCCAGCCAGCCACGTTTAATGGCCTCACCGTAAGGCAAGGTCTCCCAACCGCGCTCTGAAGGGACGATGACATTGGTAAGCCGCTTGATCTCTTGGAGCAGCGAATTCTGCACGCCTTCCCAGATGCCCATCTCCTTGGCCTCATCACGCAGGGCCAGGGCGGCCACACGTGGCCCCATCACCGGGCCAAGCTTGTTCATATAGGTGGCACTCAGGGTGCGCGAGATCACCAACCAGTTGTCTTCAAACACACTGCGGCTGATTGGAACAGAATGCACATGAACACGCCCCTTCTCACCCTCAATGGAGAGTACTAGGTTGAGGCGTCGATTGATCTTGACTTCGGCCATTATATTCTCCCTTCATCGTAGTAAGCCTTAAGTCCCGAAGAAGCCTGTGTTGACGTTGTAGTAGCCGCGCGCCGTCACCACCATCGCAGCTTCCATGCCCGCCATGGCCATCTCCCGCACACTCTCCAAGGCCACATTGTTGATGATGAATGGATTGAGCGCGTCAGTGTCCGGAAATATGGTCACCAGCCCCACCAGCGTGGTGTTCTCGATCTGCTCCTTGTAAACTTCTGCCAAGGTTGAGGAACGCACGATGCTCATGGTGATGCTGGCCGAGAGATAAGGCGCTGGCGAGCTCACCAGGCTGACCATCGCTGGCAGCAGGTCTGTGGCATTGCCCTCAAGTGCCAGCCTGATGCCCTCAGTGGTCAGGTAGCCGCTGGTCATATTGAGCTGTGGAAAATCCTGATAGGTGACTGAGGCCCGGAGCCTATTCAGCACACCGGGAGGGGTGAATTGGTAGGCCATGGGCTAGCTCCCTTTTAGATCGACACGAGGTCTGTGGCGACGATGTTGACCAGAATGTGAATGAAGCCGCGCGCCGGGATGAACAAGGCGCTCAGACCATCGTATTCACCAATCTTGTAGTCACCCGGATTGGCAAGGGTGTAATTGAGGAATGGCACCGCGTTGACATCGCACTGGCCAGCAAAAGTGCCCGCATTGATGGCTTCCGACAGCGCCGGACCATCATACTGCGTCATGGTGATCTTGCCCAACACCATGCCAAAGGTCTGTGCGTCCTGCATGGTGCCATACAGCACTGTCTCCAGGTAGTTGATACCATCCTGGTTGTAGTAAAGCGGCGACAGCGGGTTGTTGGAGCCATTGATGATGGCATTGCTAAGGTCAAGATTGACTTGGATCTGCACCCAGTCAATGGTGTACCACCAGTTGAAGTAATCATGCCCATCAGCCGTCACCCCTTCATAGATCATGGTGAAGGCAATGCCACCTTCTGCCCCGGTAGAGATGTAATTGGTGAATGCGCCCTTAAAGCTCACCAGTAGTGGCCCATTGTTCTTGGTGGGATAAGGCGTCACCCCATAGACATACTTGAAGGCCATTGGGCAAATGCGGTTGGTGTTGCTGGGCCGGTAAGCCAGCGCCTGGTAGAACATCGCAGCCATCGAGAACTCGCCATCGGTGGCAGCAATATTGTCCTGGGTCGGATCAGTAAGGCTGGGAGCCTCCACAAACTGGATGACGTTCTTGTAGGTGGGGCCAAGGGTAGCCATGGTGGCTGGCGTCACTGTCAGCCAGAAATACTCCATGGCCTCGGGATTTTGATACTGCTTCAGCAGGTTCTCATAATCGGCCAGTGCGGCCGGATCGCTACCCACATGACGCGGCATCAAGAAGCCATAGATGGTCTTGGGATTTTGCTGCAGCCACTGTTCCAGCGCCGTAGCTTCATTGGCAGTGCTGTCCTGGTAGCCCAACTCCAGTATCCATGGGCCAGTCTGATTGCCCTGCGCAAAATAAGTGGTAGCCATCTGCTGCAATTCAATGGTGGTCTGCCACTGCACTGTGCCCACTGCGCTGGTGAGGCCCGGATTGGTGGTGAGCGGATAAGTGAAGGTATCGGCCGCAGTGATAGTGGCCTGCACCAAGCCATTGTAGGCCGCAGGCGTAAAGCCACTGAGCACCAATGGCACCACATCGCCAACTGACACATTGGGGATTGGGAAGGTGGTCGTCACTGTGACCACCCCCGCTGCCCAGATAGCATTGTTGACGGCAATTGGATCTGGCAGCCACTGGTCAATGTCCGAAAGTTGCGTCAGCAACTCGGTGTCATTGGGCACCATTGTGGTAGCACCAAAAGAGACCAAGGCTCCGGTGCGCTGATAGGTGTTGGGGGTAGGGGCTTCGATGATCGAGACGTTGACCGTAACGATCGCGTTAGGGTCAGTGCTGAACTGAGTTTGGATCGTCATTTTCAAGCCTCGCAAACAGAGGTGATGGTGGGGTTACTTTTTCCTCGGATGATTGTTCTTAGCTGCTTCGTCAATGTGCTCCTTGGCCTCACTAGCTTGCTCCTCAGCTTCACCCGCGTGTCGCTGGGCTCTTTCAGCGTGAGACTTTGCCTGTTCAAGCTGGTTCCTGCGGGAATCATGCCCCCGCCTAGCAGCAGGGTGAGCAGGACGATAGTCTTCTTCCTCGTGCTCCACCTTCTCACGCTCCACAATTGTCCCAGGCTTGGCATCCGCAGCAGCTTGGATATCAACAGCCGATTGAATGGTCGGGGTGGCCCACATTGCTTTGTTGGGCATCGCGTTAGCAGCCAGCGTGGTAGCCACTGTCACCCCACCCGGCTTTTGTGCGGGCTGGAGGATTGGGAAGCCCGCGCGCCAAGCCGCATTCACTGTGTTCTGAGGCATTTGACTCTCCTTATTGTCTTAGCCACTGCTCGGTGAACTGCACCTTGGCACCTTCAATGAACTGCCGCGCGATGTCACGGCTCACCGATTGCAGGTAGTTGACTTCAAACTCAATGTGCTTGCGCTGTGCCAATATCTTCATTTCTGGCTGCGGGTGCTTCTCATCCTGGATGGCCCCAACGCTAGCGATGCCGATGGTCATCCAATCTGTTGAGTACTGCTCGACAAAATCCCTGAAGTCACTAGCCATAGCGTTGTCCGCACCATACATGGTGACGCGCACCTTCTCGCGGCACAATTGTGCGGCTTCCGAGTTGCGCCCAATCCAGGGGCGCTGCTCAAGTGCCAAAGTGTCATAGATGTGCACTGCGCCGAATGGCGGCTCAATATTGTCATCAACCAGGAAGCTGGGATACAGCATCAGTGGGCAGGTGAAGCCAGGATAGGGCGGCACATAGCCAGGCATGCTCAACCAGATTGGCAATGAGTTGCTGACCACTAAGGATGGTTTAAAGTCCGCCGGATCGTCGACAATCTGCGTCTGATTGGTGCTGAACAGCGCCTTGCCAACGTAATGATAGAGGTCAGCCTGCTCATAAAGGAAACCGCGTGAGGAGAACGCGAACCGCAAATCATTGTAGGTGGCGATATAAAGATGATTAGCACTAATTTGATTGAAAGCTTGAACTTCGCTGAGACTAGAGAAGATAACTGTGTTAGAATCAACGGTAGCATCTTCCCGTTGATCGACGGCACTATCATAATGGAGACTGCCCTGCACATCCACATGCGTGGGAAGTTTGACTGAATCCACTTGCTTTTGTAATACAGCGGTAAACTGATGGCCACCCGTAAACGCATTGACCCAGGCTATGCTCCCTGCTGGCAACACGATGTCTTCACCCGGCTCCAACTCTATCGTAGTGCCACTGGTTTCGGGATAACATGGACCAGTGAAATCGACAAACAGACTTTCTTCCGCTACCAGGCCCTGATCTTGGGCGAGCAACGGGTTGGTAATGTGACCACCCACGATGTCGAGCGCCACCAAGCCTCCAGGCGTCACCTGAATGCATTCCCCATCATTCACTGTGGCTGTGGCCAAGGCTGGACAAGGCTGCAACCCAGGTGTAGTGATGGTGCCGGTCGGCACCCGTATCCAATACACCATGCCATCCAGCGGAAACACATAGCGCTGGTAAAGATCAAAGCCAATCAGCTGGTGAGCAGACAGTGTCTGCACACCCTGGGCCAGTGTCTGGCCCAATGGCGGCTTGATGCTGTTGCTAAAGGCGTTGGCCATTTATTTCTTGCGGCCCAACGAGGGACTGGAACAGGCCCCAGGTGACTTGGGCTTAGCTGGCATCGGCATCTTGGTGGCCTTGCCTTGCGGGCCACCTGTCTTGTTGACTGGACTGCATGGTTCCTTGGCCATCACTTCTTCTCCATCCAAGATACAAATGAAGCTTGGTATTGACCAGTGTCGATGAAGCTCGGACGACTGGCACGCTTGGCATAGGGCTTCTTGAAGCGGTGACTCACTCCGGCTTGCGCCGCCTTAGTAGGCACCCCCATGATCTTGCCATCGTAGGCGCGCTGTGACAGCATGTCCTTGAAGCGCCGCGCGATGCTGCTCATTGCCTGCTCATCCAACGCCACTACATAAGGCTGCCCAACCATGATGTTCTTGAGAGCGCCAGTGAATGACTTGTCCAATGAGCTGATGATGAAGCTCTTCTGCAATTCATAGAATTTGGCCATGATGCCGTAACGCTTTTCAAGTATCTCAGCAACATCGCCAGTGGTCCTGCCTGAGCCATAAGCCTTGCGTGCCTTGGCCATGGTGCCCTTCTTGGGCTTGCGCCCACCCGCGAATGGCGCAGTGTAGGCAATGTCGTGAACGCCGAGATGAAGTATCATGATATCCCCCAAACGGTTCCCCAGCTGTCCGCATAGGCCAAGTAGCGCTGGCCCCAGGGTGTCTGCTTCAACATCAGATCATCCATCAGCATTTTATTAACAAACTCAGGCACCTGTAAGCTTGTCGAAGTACCCTGGTCGCTGGCGCTGGTGGTGATGCCAATCGCAACAGTAGGCAAGCCGTACTGCTGGCGCAAGTCCGCCCAATAGGTGGGTGGATCCTGATTAGCCTCATCTGGAGCATACAACACCATCAGCGCCCCGCCATAGTTGTAGACTGCCAGGCTCCAAATGCTTATTGCACCTGGTGGGCCTGGCACGCTAGCAAACTCTGGCCAAAGCACCATGCTGTAGGCTTCATTGAAGCATTCCTCATAGGTCTGTTGGGTGATTGCTGTAAGCACCCCTTGTGGAATGCCCATCGCTGCTCCCACCCAGACCTGAAAGTCTGGTAGATTGGGGTAGTTAGGATGAGCCAGGATCATTCAGGCACGCCTACGGCCACGAATGAAAGGCAAGGTGCCATCAGCTGGTGCCTCTCTTGTCACATGGAAGCCATCCGCAACAGGGGCATGATCATCAATGTTATAGCCACCCCTGGGCTCCTGCTCCTCGATGCTCACTCGCAGGCCCTTGGGCAGTGTCTCACCAATTTCTTCCTCGATGCGCTGGTGGGCCGCCACTGCGGCCTCTTTGCGGATCTCCCTGCCCATTGCCTCCAACACTTCTTCATTGCGCTGCATGGCGCGCCGCAACCGCTCGGTGGTCAATGGCTTGCCGATTGAGAAGCAGATGCCATTAAATCTAAAGTCTTTTGAATTGTCCAACTCCTCGATTGACACCAGGCCATACTTGCGGTTCTGGTTCAGAATGAAGTCAATTTCCGGTGTGGTAAGATCAGTGTTGGTGCCGTTTGGAGCTATGGTGATCTGCCCACCAATAGGGATCGGCTGAATGATGACCCCGTTGCGCTCCAAGGCCCGATAAGCAAATTGATGAATCTGCTTACTAACATTGGCCACAAAAAGCTTAGGCATGTGTTCCTCCAGGGTTGATCTTTCACCCGCTGCCCCCGCCTGGGTGGGGGCTCCGACACAAGGGCAGCGGGCTTATTCGGGCTCTGGCCGAAGGGAGAGCAAGGCTGCGCCCGAATTACTGATACTGCATAGAGATGATGCTGAGTGCCTCAGGCCGCACTGCCCACCCTGAAGTGATACGCTGCTCGCTGAGCACATCCACTGCGCCGCCCGCCAACGGCACTGTGATCTCCTTCGGGGCTGCCATATCCTGCAGCATCAAGGTACAAGCCTCCAACGAAGGTGTCAGCTTGGCAAACTCGTTGGTGTTGACGCGGGTGCCCTTGGGCTGTTCAACCTCAGGCATGCAGACAATGACAGCATCATTGCCGCCCGCGCCCTTGCCGATCAGCGTGTCATCGTAGCCCCAAAGAATGTCATCGTCATTCATGGCGAGCACATCCTTGATCAATCCCGCGGTGCTGGTGGAGCCAGCCCCAACGCGCTGATAAGAAGTGAGCTGCACGATGTTCTGATATTCCATCGCGCCCAATGTGCGCTGCGGCCCCACAAACACAAACTTGCGGCCGATGCCGAGTTGGTTGGTGCGGGTCTTGATGGCTTGGACCTGACCAATCAGGAAGAAGGCCATCTGGCCGTTGTCGTAGGTCACCACTGTGTCATTGCCGCCACTATCAGCTGGCAGATTGATGGCTGTGGCACCTGCGGCATTGACCAGGCCCTCACCATTGGTGGGGTTCATGCCATAAAGCAAGGCATTGCGCATCAGCTGGAAGGTGGCCTGCCGCATGCCCAGCCGATAGGCATCAGTGATGGACAATCCCCAACGCGCCATTGCGGCGGTGTCGTGGTGGTCGTATTCAGCGCGCACCCTGATCAGGTAGCTGGGGGCGCTGATCTGGCTGAGGGCAAAGCCCACACCCGGCAGCTGGTTGTAGGCGCTCTGGCCCGCCGCCATGCGGGTGCGCAGGTCAATGCGCTTGATGTAGGCATAGAGGTCGCCGTCGCCCAACCTGACAAGTGGCCCACCATCCGCCAGCAACTCAAAGGCCCCAGAGGCTTGAGTGTATGGCATCAAGGTTTCGGGCAAAGTGTAGGAAGGATGCACCTGGGCAAAGGCCGCTGAGATATTACCCATTTTCGTCTCCTAATGAAAGGCCAGAGGTGGCCCCGGCCTCAGGTTTTGAACAAGGTTAGATTTGCACCAGCGCAGCTGCGCCGTTGTAGTTCCAAGTGGTGTAGTTGGTGGCCGGATTGTAGACAGGCACCATGCAGCCATGGGACTTGATCTGCAGGATCTTGATTGGCAACGCTGCTGTCGCAAAAGCAACGATCAGCTGGTTGGTGTAGTCCCAGGAGACCTGTGGGGTGATGATGCCACCCTCCAGCGTCACCAAGGTCGGATCAATGGCGAGCGCAATGCGTGCCCCTGACCCAAGCCGATAGAAGTTCACCAACATGCCATTGCCAGAAACCGGCACTGGACCTTGCGGTGTGCTGACTGCTGCATAGTTCTGGTCAAACACACTGAAGCCAGTGAGGTGGGTCTCATCAACAGCACGCAATATGGTGCCGCCCAGCGAGTAGTCCGGCCTGGTGGGTGTTGCCGGTGCAGTGCTGCGCTCAGTCGAGATCAATTCCTCGATGGCCACCCCGCCAAACATTGGCAAGGTTTCCAAAGGCCCAAGGTAACCACCCGCAAGCGCGAAGCGGGTGGCCGGATCAGGCATTGCTTGCCCAACGATGAAGCCATCAGATTCAATCGTGAACATGCCCGCAGCGTTGGTCTGCAGGACCGGGTTAAAAGAGACATTCGCAACCATGAGTTGAAGCTCCTTCTACTTCTAGGCTGACCAGCTCAATGGCTGGAACGTACTTCCAATCAGGCGGAAGGCCGAGTATTGAAGACAGCCACACGCCGTGCCGGACGCCCAAAGCCCTTCACAAAGCTGTCCTTGCCATAGAACACAGTGATGTTCTGGTTGGTATCCGGATTGTGCTTGCGCACCGCCCGCAGTTCACCTTCCCCAAGATCAGTGGGACTGGCCGCCGCTGTGATCGCATCAGCATAGACCTGCCTCTCAGCGATGTTGAAGGCCTCCTCAGGCAACTTGGAGAACTTCACGCCCTTCCAGTGCTCAGAGTGCTTCTTCAGATGAGTGGCAAGCCGCTTGCGGTACGAAAGCAATGACTCACCCTCCAGCGGACGCGGTGCGCGCCCACCAAAGCCTGCAAACACTTCATCTGCCCGCGCTTGCGCGTCAGCAAAGGCCGCATGCTCCTCGTCACTGCGTGGCTTCATCATTGAGCTCAACCGCGCGATCTCACGGCGTTGCTCCTCCATCTGCCGCTTCAAGGCGCTGACACTGTCCGCCTTCTTAGACTTGTCATCACGACGATCATCATCGTCGTCATCGTCGTCGTCTTTCTTTTCCTCTTCTTCCTCATCGTCGTCGGACTTCTTGGCGTCCTTCTTGGCATCCTTCTTGTCCGACACCGGCGGGATTTTGCCCTTCTCCTCGGCGGCAGGAGGAGGCAGCTGGTCCTTGCGCGCGTCCTTCTTCTTGTCGGCGGCCATGGGAGGCGGCTTCTTACCTTCCTCCTCCTCACCATCGTCGTCGTCATCATCCTTCTTTTCAAGGAATGCGGGCTTTTTGTCCTCACCCTCTTCCTCTTCATCATCCTTCTTCTTGTCATCATCATCATCATCGTCGTCGTCATCCTTGCGGCCCTTGTCGGCCTTCAAGGGGTTCTTGGAGCCACTGCCAACCTCAAGCGCATCCATGCGCTTGCCGAGAGAGTCAAGCTTCGACAACACTTTGTCGAGGGGCTCACCGCCTTCGGCGTCTGTCTTTACCTTATCAACCATGTTTGGTCTCCATTTTCGTAATGCGCCGTTCCAAGCGCCCAACGGCTCGGGTTATCATATGGCGGGTGAGCCGCCTCTCTAGTCTATCCACACTGTCCGCAATTACGAGCAATCGCGGGTCGGCTTCAGGCAACGACACACTATCCACTCGGATACCACTTGGCGCTCCACCTTTGTCCCATACCCCTTTTTCGCATACAGCGAGATGGTCAACATAACTGGGAGATCCCTCAACCAGCATTGTAGAGCCGTCCTGGAGCTCAACTTCGTAGTTGACTTTAGGGTCTCTGAAGACAACAGAAGGGGAAGTGGATAGGTCTCCTTCCAGAATTTCCTTGCCGATAGTACGGTCGTAGATACGTGCCACACCCCAGACATCCTCGCCCTTGATATAGGGCAGTTGCATGGTACCGATCACTTGCTGCGCAAAGCTATCACTGTCCAGTGTGCTAGCTTCTGGGTGCTCATAGATGATGGGCATGCCAGCAGCGCGCTTCAGAAAGTCATCCGTCAAGTAGTTCTCTGGACGGCGATACACCCACTCGTTGAGCTTGGGCCGGTAGCTGATGCCTGTGCCAGAGATGCGCATGTCCACCAGCAACGCATTCTCAAACATCTGCGGCGAAGCCAACTCTCCATCACGAATGGCCTCAGCCACCTCATACTCATTCATTCGCAGCCGACGTAGCGCGATAATGACGCCAGGATGGAGCTCAAACGTCATACCCCAACCCGCGCAGCATTTCGAGTTCCTCTTCCTCGGTCAAGCGTGCCGGTGCCGGCTCTGCTGACTGCTCCTTGAAGCTGTTCCGCAATGCCTCAAATTCAGGGTTTGGGTCCTGGGTCAACGCCTTTGGGTCCTCGGCCCACTTGGCTTCAAAGTAGGCTTGCTCCTCAGGAGTCAAGGTGTCATCTGCTTTTGGAGGCTTTGCCATCACACCTCCTCCATATGAATCTCATTGCCCACTATCTTGGTGACCATGAAACTAGTACCATACTTGAACAATGCCTCTGACTCACCGTAGTGGGGCGACAAACCTTGCACATCCTTGCAGGCACTGTTCTGGGCCTTAGTCTTGATCACATAGTGATGGGTGCCGCTCCAGACACCTTTTTTCTTGGCACAGCTGGTGAAGCCTTGCTCCTTCTTAAGATGACCCACAATGTATTTCTTAAATTCCTTAGCTGGGAGTGATGCCTTACGATAAACGGTTTGGCCATTATGGCTCGGCATCTTGTCCATAGCAGCATTGGTTGATTCCGCGAACTCATAAGTCTCCTTGGTCATCACGCTATTGCGCAATGGTTGATTCAGCGAACGCGACATCGGCCCGCAATAAGCATAAATGTGCACCGCCTCCCGGCCACTCAGGCCATAAGCCTTGCCCATGCTCTTGGCTTTACTGAAATCAGCAATAGCACCCATCAATGCATGCTTACTATTGGTATACAAAGGCTGCCCGGCATGCTCATCATAATCGCTGTAGCGTCGCAACCCGCTGAACATGCTGGCCAGTTCTGCCAGATCCTCTTGCTCGGTGATGCCAGCGGCGAGCATGCTTGATTGCATGGCAGGCTCGCTCAACATAGCGACATATGCCTCTTTGCTGGTGCCTGTAGCTACTGGGCCTGCGGGCGCAGCGGGTGCGGCTGGTGCTGCTGCTGCGGGCGCGGCCCCTGACTTGGCCTGACTGACTGCTGTCTGCAATTGCTGCTTGGCTGCCAATCCTGCTGCCTTGGCTGTCTTGATGGTGACAGGATCGCCGGCAGTGATGGCCTTGGCAATGGTGTCCTTGCTGGTCAGAAAATCCATCAGCGCATTCACATAAGGCTGTTCATCCGGGGTAGTGCCTATGTGAGTTTGAAAATCACCAATGGTCTTCAAATACTCATTAGCTGTCTTCTTCGCTGCCTCAAGCTTGGGCGCATAAGCTGCTGGGTCCTTGTTGTGCTCATAAGTAGCCTCAGCTGCCAGCAATGCCTCCATGGCAGCAATATTGGCCTTCTTGTGTTCATCAATGGCCTGCACCCAGCCCTTCTTGGCAGGTGCTACTGCCGTTGTTTTCCCCCACACAGCATTCTTTTCTGCCTCGGTGAGCGGAGGAGCAGTTTGCTTTTTGAGCGGAGCAGTTGCTGATGCTGCGCCCGCAGCAGTGGGTGTGGGCACCTTGAGCTGCCAACTCTTAGCCATCTTGAACTTGGCGTCAAAGTACTCCTTGGAAACCTTCTTCTTGAGTAGCTCACGTGCCTTGACGTAGGTCTTCTCCATTGTCTTAGCAGCGGGAGTGCCCTTGGCAGACTCATAAGCCTTCTTAGCCTCAATGAACTGCTTCATGATGTGCAGCTGGCTGGGCGAGAATGTGTAGGTCTTGCCATACATCTTCTCTTCAGCCCAACCTGGCGGCGGCCCTGCGGGTGGGGGTGGCGGTGAAGGTGTTACGGGTGGCGGCGGTGGAGATGGCGTTGCAGGCACCCATGGCTCATCCCATGGTTCGGCAGCCTTGCTTGTCTTGCCTGCCTTCTTGGCATCGTAGGCCAGCTGACCCTTCAGCAGATTGTATCTGTCCACAAACTTGTCATACAGATCTTTAGCATTCTTCAAGCCAGACTGCTTGAAGGCCCACTGCACATTATCCAGGTTGAGATTGTCAAGCTTCTCCTTGACCTTGGTAAACAACTCTGGGTTGTTGCCGAACAACTTGCTAAACACCTTGCCAGCAGGATATTGCGGATCCATCAACGAGAAATAGGAATCAATGTTGTCGCCATAATCCTTGGGTTGGCCTTGCGCTCGGAACTCAAAGGCCCCACCAAGATCCATCTGCACCAGCTTCTTAGTTTGATTGTCATAGGCAATATTGTCATAAACCAGCCCCACAGTGTCCCAATTGTTGGTGAGCACCGCAGCGCCGAACATGTCTGCCAATTGTTCCTTCTCTTCAACCGTCAAGTTGTCCTGAATTTGCAAGGTGTTTGAGACATTGTCCAAATTCTTATTCCATGGCACCGAAACGCCTTCCTTGCCATCCATGTCGATCACTTCTGGCTTGGTGGTCTCAATGCCTAGCTGCTTCAACACTTCACCAGCCAAGGCTTCTGTCTTGCCCTGCTGCTCATTTTTGTAAAACTTAACATAATGCTTGTTGTAATCAAGGTCCCTGTAAGTGCCACCAGGGTTGGAGCCCAATTGTTCACCAACCTTGGTCCAACCCTCAGCCTTATTGGGTTTGGCACCTGATGCTCCAATGCTGGCAAACTTGCCACCTTCGTCGCGCGGGTGCTTGGCTTCGTCCCAGGCTGCGTCTGCGCGCGCCGCATCGTCCTCTGCTTCAAACGGATCAAAGCCCAACATCTCCTTGAGCCAGGCAGGCGCGACTGTAGGCTCATCATCATTCGGCTCCTCGCTGGAGCGCCAGTCAGGCTCCTGCTCTTCCTTGATGGGGCCAATGGTGATGTCAGGAAGATCGTCCACTACACCGTCTCCAAGGCTGCTTTCCAGCCCATGAACACCCGTGGGTCAATGTAGGATGTCAGTGCCACTGAAGGGGTGTTGCCCAACATTTGCGAAACCTGCTTGGCAACATCCATCACTGACTTCTTGAATGCCTTTGCTGAGGTAGGTGCTGACGCGGCTTTCACCAACTCCTGCGCCGTGGAAGTGCCCACCGCAGTGCGGAAGTCTTTCACCTTGAAGCCACCCCCGTCCAGCGAGTGAGTGTAGTCGCGCAATGCCGCATCATTGGTCTTGCTGAACAACTTGCCGCTGGCGCCCGCACTCTGCGCCCGCTTCAACAACATGTTGGCGATGTCCTTGTCTTGGACTGGGATGTCGAGGTCAACTCCCTTTTTACCCACAAAACGCAGCCGCACGGCATCACCATCTTGCACAATGTGTTGGCCTTGGAGGGTCGTGGCCCCATAGGCCAGCTTTTCCGCCTTATAACCACCTTCTTTTTCTTCAGCACCTGGACGCACTCCTGTGCTCATGATGAGAGCCAAGCAATCTGCCGCGTCACGAGTGCGCGCATTGTCAGCCTTGCGGCCCGCCTCGTTCTGCTTGGCAATGTCAGTGAACTTGCCCAGCAGCTCATTGATACGCGCAAACTTCATCACTGCCTGCTTCTCATTGTGCAATGCTGAGTAGTGGTACTGCGTCTTGCCCTTGGCGCTCACTGAAGTGGCCACCAGCAATGCGGCCGGATCAGGATTGTATCTCACATTCTTGTAGCCAGGAGGTATCTTGATGGCCCGCACATGGATGGGGAGCTCGCCCCCTTCCGCCGTCTGCCACTGGCCATCGACATTCTTAGCGGCCACCAGTGGATTCTTGGCCCCGACACTGCCCCCTTCGGCAAACTTGCCTTCCTCATCACGCGGGTGATCGGTCTCACGGAACTCCTGGTCGGCGCGCTTACTGGGCTTTGGTCCCAGAGCCTTGCGCAGCGCCTCAACAGGCATGATCCAGCGCCAATCATCATGTTCATCTCGAGCCAGCCTCGGCGAGAACTCATCATCCACATCATACAAGTAGGTAGTCGCGTCGACGCCATTCTTGACGCGCCGACAGAACCATTTACCAGCATGCCCAGCACGGTATTTGATTTCTTCCCAGACCTCACGCACTGCTGCCTGCTCAGAGGTCTCACCTTCCTCGACCTTGCCACCAGGCAGCGCCCACTCGCCACCATGATCGCCGCCTTCATGCGCGCGCCGCAATAAGAGCACCTTACCCTCTGGAGTGCGGAACATGATGAAGGCTGCATTGATCATTTCTTGGGCGGCACTGACTTGGGTGGCGGCAATGGTTTCTTGACAGCTGATTGCACTTGCGGAGCCTGTCTAATCACCGGCCCAGAAGGCGGAAATGGATTTGGTCTGTTGCCAATGCGTGGCATTTTAATTGCTCCTCATGTCAACGATCACCAACCAATTGAGCGCCCCCACCAACACAAGCGCAATGGCAATAATCAGCCAGGTGACAACACTCCTCAACGCGCAACTGCCCCCGCATAATCCTTCTTCTCTTTCTCCTCAAAGGCATCCATGCGCTTGCTGAGCCCATCAACAGCGTCCTCGATGTGCTTAACAATCAAGTCGCTATCCTGCTTGGTCTCCAGCTCAGTGAGCGCATCAGCCTTCTTACCCAGCGCCTTGCGAGTCTGCGACCTGATTTCGTCGCGCAATGACCTGATCTGCTCCTTGGTGTCATCGATAGCGTTCTGGCGTTCTTGCCCTTCATCAACCTGCTCCTGTTCACGCTCCAGCGCCTCCAGCTGCTGCTCGGCGTCCTTCAGCTGAGTTGGAAGGTCTTGCGCTTCTTGCTCTTCATCTTCCTGCTTCTTTTCACCTGGCTCGGTCTCGGCATCAGCTTTGTCGACGCCCTTGATAGTGCCCTTGTTCTTGGAGGCATAGAAGACAGCTTCACCTTTTTCTTTGCCATAGTTCTGCTGCATCGCCCCCTTGATCTTCTCACCCTTTTCCGTCAGTGGCATCATCTGCCTCCCTCTAGTTCAGCGACACGCTTGCGCAGCGATTGCAGCTCAGAGACCAAATAGGGCACCAGTTTGGAATAATCTGCGCCCCACAAATGGGGTCCATGATCTGCGACTTTCCTGCCAGGTGGATCTGGCAACGGCGGAGTGACGGCCATCGGCGCCACCTCATAAAGCTCCTGGGCTACAAAGCCATGTCCAGTGTTTGACGGTGCTCTGGTCTGGGCTACAACGTCAAACGCTGGTGCTGGTGGTTTCCATTCAAAGGCCACAGGCCTCATGTTGTCAATTAGCTCACCTACATCGATATCGTCTTCAAGATCGCGGATATTGTCTTTGATGCTCCTGTCGCAGGTAGTGTTGTAGGATGTAGTTGAACCGTTGGTGTAGATATTGCCAACATTGTTGCCGCCAGCCGTATAATAAGTGAGATAGGCACTGGTGCTGTCAGAACGCGTCAGATTGGCATAACCAACGCCGGATGCTGTCGCGATCTGGTAGGAAGATGCCGACCAACCTGCGGAGTTCCCTGAGGGATTGGAGGTTGATAGATTGCCACCATTGTTGGTGCTATTTGACAGATAGAGGCCGCCAGTTCCCAAATTGATGGCAGCAGCACCGCCCATTGTCAGGCCACCCGTCATCGTGCCCCCAGCAAGTGGCAGGCGCGAAGTGTCGCTCGGATGGATGTGGTCGGCACGAGCATAGTTTAAAGAAGTGCCAATCGCTACCGCTCCATCCATCAATGGATTGGTAGTTGACGGTGCTGGTCCTCCTGATGCTGGAGTTGTCCATATGGTATCGTAGTTGGTCGCCGAGTTCTTGGTGAGCACCTGATTGGTGGTGCCACCTGTTGGAACACCTTGACCTGCGGCGCCAGTTGGTCCTGCTGGGCCTGTGGCACCTGTGAGCCCTGTGGCCCCTGTAGCGCCTGTTGGGCCTGCTGGGCCAGTGTTGCCGATTGGCCCTTGCGGCCCGGTAGCGCCCGTAAGCCCTATGGGTCCTTGCGGCCCAGTAGCGCCGGTATTGCCGATTGGCCCCTGTGGCCCTGTCGCGCCGGTGTTGCCTGGAACGCCTTGTGGACCTGCTGCGCCTGTGGCGCCTGTCAGCCCTATTGGGCCTTGCGGACCAGTAGCACCTGCCGGTCCAGCTGCGCCAGTTGCTCCAGGTGGTCCAGCAGCGCCTGCCGATCCAGGAGGACCAGTTGGACCCGCAGGTCCGGTTGGTCCAGGCGGTCCTGGAGCTCCGCCTCCACCAGGGGCTGTAGTATCGACAGCAGCTTGTTCAAACCAACTTGCCTTGCCATCCCAATAGTAGTTGCCTAAGCTCTTATTGCTGATGATGCGGTTGACGCTGCCCAACAAGTTGATGCTGGGCGGATTATGCTTGATGGTGATGGTGCCACCACTCGGCTCAAACACCACATTCTTAGTGATCGGCACCCCGACCTCACCCACACCGAACGAGGTGATGGTGCCGGTGCCATACAACACTACCCGATTGGTGTCGACGCTATTGTCCGGTGGCGCCAGCGGGTTGATGCCAATGGAGGAAACCTGGAAGCTCTCACTGGGAGCCTCACCAATGGCATTGCTGAGCGCAGTAACAGCCATGGATCACTCAATAAGTGCCAGCATCCAGCGTCATGTTCTCTGCATATTGCAGGGTGACGGGTTGCATGGCTCCCACCGGATCAGCATCAAGGTTCAACGCACCAAACAACGTGCCACCGCCCAATGACAAGTAGAGCGTATCAGCAGCGGCCTGCGTCAGCCCCGCGCCAATGATGACCTGGTAGATGGACAGATTGTCATTCCAGATAATCAAATCACCGTCTTCAAAGGTGGTGCCCAACGGGAACCCAGGCAGCGCCACTGTAGTGGTGCCAGCAGCAGACATGTAGTAATCACCTGCCGCGTTGCCTGCTACCACCGTCAGATCAGGGGTGTTGCTGGCCGGATCATAAGTGCCCTGGAACAACCGCAAGGCGGCCACTTGGGTGTCAACATAGTTCTTGTTGGCAGCCTCACCCGGATTGACTGGCGCAAGAGTGACCAGTGGCCCCGACATAGTGCCACCAGCCAGATCAAGTTTAGCAGTATCGCTGACATGCTGGTGATCTTGACGGGCATAAGCCGTCGAAATGCCCACCGCGCCCGCGCCATCCATTGGAGACTGAATGACGGCTGGCGCTGGCACTACAATGCCAGCCAGACCAAAGGCTACTGCATTGTCAACATAAAATGTGCTGGCAATTTGATTGTCACTACTACCAGCCAAGGCATTAGGCACCCTTGGTGTGCCCAGGAACAAGGGTGATATCAGCGGCGCATAAGGCAGCAGTTCTGTGGTAAGGTCAAGGTCAGTGATATCGGCCATCACCAAGGTGACAGCGCCAGTCTTGCCAGCGACGCTACTGACCGCACCGCCCGCTGGTGTCCAGCTGGCTGAGGGTGGCGGCTGACCAGTGTTTGGGGCATTGGCTCTGTAAATGTTGCCGCCAGAGAGCACATGATCGCCAACCACATAGTTGGCAACAGCACTCCAGAAGCGCACTGCCAACAGTTGCTGTCCCGAAGTGCCATCATGCACCCCAAACGCCATATCGCCCCAATTGACCCAGGGCGAGCCCGCAGTGGTGCCACCTGGAGGAACAGAACCAGGGGTGGAGGAGCGCAGGATGTTAAGGATATTTGCCATGGTTCTTTTTCCTAATAAGGACCACAATCAACTGTGCCATCAGGGTCAATGCCACTACCACCACCACTGCCAGGTGGTCCCGGCGGACCCGGCGGACCCGGTGGTCCTGGTGGCCCAGCAACGCCATCCAAGCCTGGTGGCCCTTGAGCGCCCGGTGGACCTGGTTGTGGACCAGGACCCGCAGGTGGTGCGGCCTTGGTCGGAGCTGGACTGGTAAACTGAACAGATCTAGCCCGTCCAACATAGCCTGCGCGCCCAACAACACCAGTACGGATCTGCCAGAGTGAGCGTGAGGTGGGCATGTCACTCAGCCGCTGCTGCTAGCTCAACTTCATCAAGTGCCGCCAGCGCTGCCTGGCCCTTCTTGGTCAGCATCACCGCTGGCAGCGCATCCAGGTTGTAGATGTACTCATAATAGCAGCGGCAGTAAACCTCCTCAGCGGGCTGGGTGATCTCGTCAGTGTAGCCTGCCTTGGATGGCTTCATCAGCCCTTGCTCCAGCGCCCAGTTGCCACGAATTGTATAGATGTTGAGATCACGCTCCTTGTGATCCTCACGATAGTTATAATTGCGTTGACGCCAGTTAGAATGCCAAATTCCTGCAATAGCTCCTGTTCCCAGCGCAAAAGTCGCGTTGAGGGAACTATTGAGCTTATGGCCCTGGTCGGTGTTGAGCCGGTTGGTCTCATAGCGCACCTTCCTGAAATCTTTGAGCAGCAGGTTGGTTTGCTTGGCAGGTGGGGTTGGGGTCCCGCCTGGAGGCACGGAGGACGCCCAACCCCGGAACCGACGTAAGGTGGCGGCGAGGCTCTCCTCACGGCGGATCTTGATCAGATCGGCGCTGGCCGCTATGCGCCGATCAAGCTCATTGCGCATGATGCTGGCCAACTGTGGTAAGCTTTGGATGCGGCGGAAATACATCTCTGGGCCCATGCGCCGCGCAGTAACGGCTTGCAGTTTTGCCAGATGGGGTGGCAACTTGCGCGTAGCCCGTTGGTAGACGCTGCTCAGGTGACGCGCGATACGCTCACTGGCCTCAGTTGGCGAAATCAATGCACCTGTAGCTGCCGCCTCGATACGCTGGGCCCAAGTGTCAAGGGCTGACTCGGAAGTGTAGCCATTTTGCGCGAAGTACTTGACAGCATCACGGATCACTTGCTGAAAGTCGCGCAGGCTCATGCTGTGGTGACGTTGATGGTTACTCCGGCCGGACAACTCTTAAAATAAAGCCCCTGGCTGAAGGGTATATTCATGTTGGGGCCACCAATGGTGCCGGGTGGCGACGCAGCTGGCGCGCCCGGAATGCCCGGAATGTTGGGCTTGGTGCCATAGATGAAATCCAGCGCCGACAATGGTGCAGAGAACAGGGTGCGAGATGAATAAGGATCATAATTGGCCGAGGTAGCATCACAAAAGGTAATGGGTGTCACCCTGTCGGCCTGCGAAGGCGGCATCACCACACTGACACCAGTGAGGGTACCAGCTGCTTGCACCAAGGCTGTCCCCAGTTCTGATGAAGTGGCACTAAAATTCCCCATGATGATCTCCTAGGCCACCGCCCCGGCTTTCTTGTCAAGTATCTTGCGCAGCTTGTCGATGGGAATGACATCACGCGCCGCTGGCTCAATGGAGTCAAGCACCTGTGCCGCGTTGCTGAAGCGCGCCCGCAAGCTGTCAGCCTTGCCCATCTTGATGGCAACTCGCCCGCCACCGTCGCCGCCGCCCGCGCTATCACCGTCCATGCCCCCATTCTTCAGCGCCTCGGTCTGCGCCTCTTGCTGCTCCTGCATCTGCTGTTCTTGTTCATCCAGATGTTCCTCCAGCGCCTCAAAGTCAAGCTCAAGGGGCGCAGAGAAAATCACCTTGTTGGTGGAGATATTATCAGTGGCCCACTCATACAAGGACAGCTTGTTGGCTGTATCGAGGATTGGCTCAAACACCTGGATGAGCGCGATCACTGCCTTCAGACGCACGTCCTCAAGGCGTGCCAGCTCACTCTCCGGCTCCTCAAGCACGCTTGGCCATTCGGCCCGGTAGCTGTTGGCCCAGCGGTAGAAGGCGTCCTTGTATTGCATGCCGCCATAGGTCTGCGGAAAATCCTTCTGCATGCCTTCAAAGAATGCCGGTGACCAGGCCCGATACATGCACACCCGATCAAAGAACTTGAACAGCGGCCCCATGCTCTTGCGGACCCGGTCAATGTAACGCGCGACAGCCCGCGCATCCTCGGTCCCCTCTCCAAAGCCCTCCACAAAGGCTTCTTGCGCCAGGATCTTGATGGGCATGTCGGCCGCTGTGGCAATGTTCTCCAGAATGTTGCGCCGCGCCAGCGTGTGAGGCGCGTCAATGTTGCTCAGGTTGAGCGACTCAATCTCTTCCTCAGGAGTGATATTGATGACGTTGCCTGTCACAGCTTCCTGCACCACATTGCGCTTCCACCCGGCTGCGGCCTTCATGATGGAGTTGGCAATGGAGCCAGCCTGCTTGATCTTGGCGATCATCACCCCGACCTTGGTCTCAATCATGTCGTCGGTGATCATTGACTTGAGGTAGCTCTTCAGCGGGAAGAAGGCGCGCTGGTAGACGCTGCGCCCAACAAAGCCGAAGGCTGAGGGTGTCCAAGAAATGTAAACAGGAAATTCATTCTGCAGTGTGATGGCACGGCTGCGGTGAAACTGGCTGCCCTGCACGGTGATCTCTTGCACCTTCATGAAGTTCATTGCTGTGGGCACCTGGTTGAGCACCAAGCTGCCAGAAGTGTTGAGCGGATCATAGACGTTGAAGGCCATACTGGCATCTGGCAATGACCAGGGATCGAGTGGCTCGGTGGGATCAACACCATCCAGCAACAACGCCACGGAGCTAATGCCGTAGACCCGGCTCATCGCGGCAGTCTGGAAGATATAGGCGTCAGCGTTGATCTCCTCCCACTGCTCATTGAAGGCTTCCACAACGCGCTCGCCAGGGCTGTCCGGCACATTGAGCTCACGCCCTTCTGCCATTGCCAACTGCAGTGGCCCACACACCATCTTGAAGCCCAGCGGGTGCCAGAGAAAAATCTGCTTACAAATCTGATAGCTGACCTCATCACCTGGTGTGATGTCATTTGCCAGGAATATGGCCTCCAGCGAGTTGCCAAGAGGCGTGGCATCCAGGAAGGAGCTACGGATTAAACTCATCAATGAAAACTTTGCGCTGGAGGGAGGGCAGTGACCCCAGCTGGAGGGAGAAGGTCACCGCCCAAAGATGGACTGCCGCCCATCTTCACACTACTGGGGGGAGCCGGGATCGAAGGCTCGGACTTGCCAGCAGCGAGTCAAGAAGCAAAAGGGCAGCAGTGAAGCGTTCCGAAGGTTCGTGGCCCAAGTCTCTTCACCGCTGCCAGTTGATCCCGCGCGCCTGGAGGAAGCTGTTGCGCGGAATGTCACAATCAGTGTGTCGGATCTACTTCTGGCTTCTCAGGTAGCTCCCAACCGTCAGGATCAATCACGATGTAACGCCAGCCGTAGCCGGGGATGTGGCAGAGTGCGACGAACAGCCCCTGGACAGGCCCAGGCGGACGCGGCCAGATTGAACCCGGAGGTGCCGGCAATTCCTGATCGGGG